CTCCTGGTCGTACTCATAGACGGCAATCAATGTCTGTACTAACGCCACTGCCCGACTGATCGCACAAAAACCAAGTTGGTTATAAGCCTCATCTATAGAGCGTAAGGACGATGTGCGAAAGTAATCACTCGCTTGCCATTTTTGCCGCTTGCCGCGATTTGGGTAATAGGTAAGCGGATATTCGGAATTACCCGATAGGACACAGCGCGTTGGGTCAACATACCACAGCGCTTGCATCGGACCATCAATACCTTCCCTGCCTACCTCGGCTATGCCTCCTATATCGGTACTATAAAACGATTGCGCTTCCAGAGACGTAAATGCTCGATAGCCCGCACCATCCTCTGCGTTGTGCAAAACATCGGTATAGCGTCTGACCATATTTCGGCCGCCAATCAATGACCAGCCTCGATTTTTATCAATCGCTACCACACTGTTTAACACCCCGGCCAAGTTTGGCTCTTGCCGCCAAATGTTACTTAGCCACCTATCACGAGTTCGGCTATCACTTTTGTACTCTGGCTGATCCATATAACTGAGTTTTGCGAATCGCATCACGGACATATAAAATTGATCTGGTGATGTATCATTAAGCCGCGGTTGCTTGGATTGGATAACACCATTTTGACGTTCAATCTCCTGCTCCGCCGTCTCAAGTGATTTTACTTGTCTCATCATCTACCCCTTACCCATCCCATCGGTTTGGCAAATTCCATTAGTCCATAGCGTGTAGCGTCATAACAGTCATCGCCACCATCGCCATTTATGTCAGCATCTACCTTAAGCACATCCTCTTGCCGTCTTGGATCGTGCTGCATATCTGGTATACATTCTACCAGTCTGGCGCAAGTGTTAAAAATAAATAACGTTGGCTCAATGTCAAATCTCGAATCGCCCAAGCGTTTTTGCCACTCTTGCGCACCTTGTACTCTGGCACTGTTAGCCATTCTCAAGTTAATCCCCTCGTGTTGATAATCCTTGGCCACCGTCCCGCCGTCTTTGCGCGTTTCGGCAAATACATCACCGCCGGCTACAAACGAGCGTAGATGAGAGACGGCAAATGGACCGCCCGGCATACTGGTCAACATCTGTTTAATCGCTTGAGCATGGACTGCGATAGGTGTTCTACCGGCTACGTGTTCGGCTATAATGTAAATTGTCCCATCATTGGATTTGGCCATAATGTAAGCGGCTGTGGGGTGAGCGTTACCATGATCTAGCGCGCCTATTAGTTCCCAGTCAGCCGGGATGGGGAACGGTTCGATAACGTGTGTGTCCTCCGAGAACGAGGTAAAGAACTGGCCGGCCGAGATTGAAAAATCTCCATCACGCCAGGCTTTGCGCAAAAAGCCGGTCAACCCATTAAGGTAATCCTCATATTCTGGATTGATAAAAACATTGTCGCCCATTTGAGTGTGGACAAAAGCGGTTTGGTCTGACTTGTCTTTGGTAAACTCGTCAGTGTACCAGCCGTGCCCAACACCACCAGGGTTAGCCGGAGCATAAAGACGAGGCCGCCAATCGTCTCTGGAAGAACGCACACTGCCACGGATAGCATCATATTTTGTCCTGCTTAAAACCGTGGCGTCCTCCAATATGGCAAAATCATACTCAAGGCCCAGATAGCTATCAATCTCGGCCTCGCTGTGGAAACCGCCCAACACGATGAATGAGCCATTAGGAAGTTTAAGCAATCCTTGCGTCATCCTATGTGATGTATAGGCCAGAATCTTGCGCCGTAAATCCTCAAAGGATTCTCTGGCCCGCTTTTGAATTTTGCGAAGGTAGAGACCTTTTAGCCCATCACGCCTTTGCATATCATCTATAATTGCCTGCGCCAAAACAGCATGCGATTTAGCTTGTCCACGCGTGCCGCCATAGCCAATTCGATCTGGCCCATCAAGATTATCGGCTTGCCGGGCCAAGGCGTGAAATTCCATTTGCCTTGGCTGAGGAACATAGCCGGCCATCAAGAAGCGCCTTAGCTGATCTTCTTCTATACCGATTTTGACAGCCAGATTTATGCAATTTTGATAGGCGTCAATTTGAGTTATGGCCATAAGATTTGGCAATCAACCTTTCGAGCGATTCGCCCAGTGTGTTACCGCCGCTGGTTATGTCTACGTCCTGCCGTACCGGAGCGTCCAGTCCAAGCAGCTTACAACGTCGGTCAATACACTTGTAGACCATCTCCAAAAAGCGGACATCACCGTAACCGCGATACGCCTCCTGAGTGGCCTCGGTAGTTTGACCGTCTACTTTTTTGGATATTTTTTGTTTGATAATCGGCTTAATGGATGACTGATACGCTTCCCAGGCCACCAGTTCGAGATGGTCCACTTTAGCAATCTCTTGGGCTTTGGCCTCGTCAAAGTTTCGGAGCGATGAGGCAAACCAACGCTCTTGGATAGTCTTAAGGTCGCGGCTAACAGTCTGTTGGGTAATATCGTAGTTACGGATTTTATTGATATGTTCGGCAATGCGGACCTGTACCCAACCTTGCAGGTAGAGTGCGGATACTTCTTCAAGATCATATTCTCTTTGGATTTTGGTGCGGGTAGGGCCGCCTGTTTTGCTCATACAAATCCTATGTTACAAGTTACTTAACTGCGGCCTATCGCCGGTCATATCAAAATAGCGTTGCAACGTGACCGCTACATAGCTTGGGTCTATCTCGATCCCCCGGCAACGACGGCCTAACTGTTGACAAGCGATTAGAGTCGTCCCTGAGCCGAGAAAGGGGTCCCACACTATATCAGTCAATTGAGAATGAGCCTTTATAGCCCTTTCCGGTATGCCTACCGGAAAAGCGGCAATATGCCTTGTTAGCGGTTTGTCATCAGTAGATTCGTCCCTAGTATCCCATACGGCTCTTACGCTAATATCCCAATCACAAACTTTGTCCGAATCGCCACCGGGTAACCTCCACGTCCAAATATGTTCCCATTCTTGATGATGCGGGATACTGGTATGATAAGTCCAAAATGGCTGTCTTAATCTGTTGAATGGTTTGTACCAAATTCTTTGAGCGTATAAATCCATTTTTCGCTCTACGTGAAAAATCTGCCAATAGTCTCTGGAAATAGGATATATACATTGTCTATTGCTACCCGTCAATGGTTTAGTGTGAGATTGTGGCGCAATCTCATCGAAATTTACAAAGAAAAATCCACCAGGCTTAATAGTATCTAACGATCTATCTGCCATGCCTCTTAATAACTTCAAATGATCGTCAAACGAAACTCCAATCTCGTATTCTTTCCCAATGGCATAGGGTGGAGATGTTACTCCTAAATCTGCCAACTCTCCCCCCATCACCCTTTCGGCCACTGCCTTGTCCGTACAATCGCCACAGATTAACCGATGATCACCCAAGGCCCATAGTTGACCTAACTCCGTGCCCCACTCTTGGCGCAACTCCTCCACTCGATCAATCTGCGGTTCGACATCCTCTTGCTTTGGCTGTTCAATTTTGCCTAATATCTCAGCCTGTTCGTCAGCCGTAAATAATCCATCAAAATTTACGCCGGCCGCCAGATCAGCCGCCACCTGTTCGGGAGTCCAATTTAGATCAAGCTCGAATATCCTATTAGCGCCGTAACTGATACGCTTGGCAATCGGACTGTCAGCATCGGGAATATCATCCCTGACCATCACAATTGGCCGCTTGCCGTCGTGATGAATAACTAACGCCTCATCCGCAAATTGAGTACTGGCGGTCTCCAATCGGGCACTACCGTCCAGCATCTCTCCATTGGCAGCCGATGTCATTGGAGCGACATAACCAACCTCGCTGAACGCTTTGGATAGCTCGCCTAAGCCGCGTTCGGTGTGTCCATTGGCATTGGCAGCCTGGGATCGAAATATACTGAGTTTGCCAATTTTGATTTTTGCGTCTGTCATGTATTATCTCCCAAGCCCGATCTAATGATTATCAACCTTAACCAATTTCAGCCCGTACTCATCAGGCTGATCTGGTATTACCACATCCCTTTTGCGCTTCAGCCTGTTATTTTTGAATGGTCTATAGTCCACTTGGTGTTGCCATTTCCCGAACTTCCAAGTTATTTTAACAACGTCCGGGTGCTGTCTCTGTAATGACTGAGCCATTTTAAGACGCCCGTCACCCTGATAAATGGGGGTATTACCGCCTTTAATTTGCATGGTCTCTATTTTGTCGACAAGAAATGCGTTAAAAAGTACAGTGCAAAACCCATCCTTGAGGATACGTAAGCACAAATCAGTATCATCGTTATACACGCCACGATTCCGATAGGGAATGTTGGTGCGTATAAGCATGTTAGAATAGACCCTGGAATTCAGGTTAAAGGGAGGATGTTTTGACTTTCTCGGCACGAACAATTCGTAATGCATCCCGGCAATGTAAAGATTGGTATAACGAGATACAAAATCTTCTATGATTTTGAGGATTGTCCCATCTTTGACGCGGGCTTTTATATTTTTATTTAGCCTGTAAAAATCCCGAATATTATCGTCAAAGGTCCAAAAGTACGGTGTACCCATAGATGCAGCATAGTCCCATATCCAATTCCTCGCAGGCACTAATCCCGCATCCGAAAATGGCAAAATGAGTAAATCGTTACAATTTACCACTTGTGCGTAATCTGAAAATTCCTTTTCCTCTATGACAACCTTAAAGGATACATTCATCCTCTGTAGTGCTTTTATAGTTAACGGATTTTCAAAGCGCCCCTTCGATGGGATGAATATCGGATAATCAGGGTTCATTTATGTAACCCAACTCCTTCAATTTCATTCTCTCCTGTTTTGGATACCACAAAAACTTCGTGCTGGTAGTCACAGTCTGATCGATGAGTGCCGCGAAGTTTTCTATATCTTCTTCCGTGGCAAAATGGACTTTGATAGATAATATTGCTCCAAAGGAATCTTCTTGTTTAAATTCAGGCATCCCTTTCCACTCGTCATGGGGATTGTCCACCTCAATCGCTCCCAGTCCTGCTAAAAAGTCTTCGTCGAATCCCGGTATATCAAGTGGCTCGTTAATCATCCTAAGTGTCTCAAGCATTATCTCATCATCGATAAACGACATATTAGTCAATTGGTTATCGGCCAGCATAAACGAGACGGCTTTTTCCTCATCCCACTCCGATACGTCAACTGCCTGTAATGATTGCCTGCCGGCGTTACGAGCGGCCATTACCAACCCGTGCCCGGCCAAGATAAAACCTTGCCAAACCACAACATTTCTCACTTGGTCGAACCTATCAAGACTATTGATCAGTTCTTCAATTTGGTTCTGCGGGTGCTTGTTGGGATTGCCAGGATGATCCTTTAATTCATCAAGATCAACGTTCTTCAGGTTCATTGCCGCTATCCTCCTATACTAATGCGACTACCTCACTGATATTATAAACGCGTCAGGATAATATGTCAATACGTTCTAATTTTAGAACGCCATATTAGAATTACCTTAAATATATTAAATTGTATTGACAAAACAATAGAGATGAGTTATAATACTTATAAGAATAAATTGATTTTAGTAAATTGACTTTAGGAGAACAAGATGAAATTTGAAGCGAATTTTCAGAGAACCAAGAACGGAAAATGGGAAACACGAACATTTAACTCCCAGCAAGCGGCCAAGCAAGCGGCTGAAGTTTTTGGAAGATTTTGTTGGAACTGTAACTGGCAAGCGACCAACCCCGGACAAGAAAATTGCCCGGCTTGGACGAGAAGAAATGGAAAAGAAGTTAAGTAGTTAATCTATAACACGAGAACAAGATGACTAACATTCACAAGACTTTAGAAACAAGATACGGAACGATGACCTATGCAGTAGTGAAAAGCGAAAATGGCTTCAAAGGCCAGATCGAACACGATCTTCACAAGCGCCCAGAACGCAAAGGCCACAAGTTGACCACGTATAGCAACAAGGAGTATAAAACTTTCCAAGGCGCTATAAACTGGCTAAACAAGCAGATCGCCATACAAACCAAAATCTAAATGAAGATGGCCCCCCAAACCGCCAAGCAGGGGGGCCAATCATCCAAAACAAAAAGAGGATATAATGTATTTTAACAGATTTAATACCGTAGCACAAATCAAAGTAGAGTATCATAGATTGGCCAAACTCCATCACCCTGACATCGGCGGAGAGACGGCCACGATGCAAGTAATTAATACAGAATACCAAGAAGCCTTGGCCCAGTGTAACGGTCAAACCAGCAAAGGTAGCGATGGAAAAGATCACACTTATGTCTACAACCAAGAAGTTGAACAGGCCATTATAGACAAGATAGCCGAAATCCTGAGCCATCACCTGGATGGTATTGAACTGGAATTGGTCGGTACTTGGATATGGGTTGGGGGCGAGACCTACCAGCACAAAGATGTGCTTGGCAAAATCCTAAAGATGCAATTTTCGCGAAAACATCAGCGCTGGGCCTGGCACAATGGCCCAAAGTATCGGCGACGCAGCAAGTATAATTACGAGGATATCAGATCAGCTTATGGAACTAAATCATACGATAACCAAGGTGACCAAAAAGCAAAGGGTGATCAAAAAGCATTAGTCTAATTCGTCAGACCTGAGCAAGTCACAAAACTGCTCGAAAGGACAAACGATGGCGGCACCGAAAGGGAATAGAAACGCGGCCAAGGATCGGGTTAAAAAGCAAT